GCATGTGCAATCCGTCACGGTTGCCGCATCGGCCATATTGGAGGCATCGAAAATCCCAGACGCCCCGATGAGTAAGTTCGTTACCCCGCCGCCCTGATAATCGACGGTTCCGCTGTAGACGTAAAGCCATGTCTGTGAGCCGGCCGTTTCTCCGATCTTCACATGGGCGTTTTCTGTGATGGTAACCGATGTTGCTGTATCGGCAAGGTCGCAATCCGCATTTCCAGAGGCTTTCAGCGTGGCAATGGACGCACGGTCCTTGTGGGTGCGGAGTCGGCCGCCGGAGATTTTCACGATCGCATACGCTGCTGATTGATTGAAGTCTCGGCCTAAATCCACATTTCCACCGGTCACGTAAAGTAACGCGCTGGCACCTTCGAGCTGGATTGGGTGGGCTTCGTCGGGCGAGCTGCCGCTGGAGTATACCCAAGTTATCGAGGCGTTCTCGGGATTTTCGATCTTGAGACGAGGACTGCCCGAGCCGCTTCCGGCACCGATGTAAACGGTTGTCGCCTTGATGTTGAGGAACGTGTAGCGATATTCGTCGTAATCGTGCTCAGCACCACCGTCGTGATCTTGGTTCAGCCGAGGCAGCCCGATTTCTCCCGTGAAATCGGCATCAATCTGGATTTCCGTCAGTGTCCCGTCCCCAGACCGGTCCATTGAATAGAGGATAGAAACGTCGGTGTCCTTGATAATGAGCGTGTCCCCGGCACCTGGTAGCCCCATCGAATTATCGCTGGCATCCCGGAAGTTGGCCGCAGCGTAGACGTTAGGCCCGGCGTTGGCCGTTGTCGTAGCTTGCGTGAAGGTCTGGTCGTCAGCGCCCCCGCCCTGTGTAGCCGAGGCAGTTACGGTGAAGGGCTTTCCCGCTGTGTCGGCTGTGAGCGTGACGTGCGTTGTCGAGTCGGTGGCCGTCACCTCGGCAAATTCCGGGATTTCGGTCGCATTCCAGGCCGCCACAATCCCGGTCACTACATTGGCTACTGTGGCAGCAGTCGCAGTGAAGCTGATCGACTTCCCGTTGATTGTCGCGGTGAAAACGTCATCAACTGCGACATTCGCTGGGGTGAGGGTGTCAATTTGGGCAACCGCGAGTGCGTCGCCACGCCAGATTTTGGTAGCCATAACACTGAACCCGCCACATTAGGGGTGTAGCGTGGCTGCCTGCCGTTCCCATTTTATGCAAAAGGACGCTTGACAACTAGGCAGGGGTTGCCCAATAATTAGGCAAAACGATATGAGGCAGCCGCATCGGCGGAGTCCGAGCGGCAAAATGACGATTTTCTCACAGCTTTTTCTGAAGCCTGGCACTTACCGAGTTGGTAAGCGTGCCCACAAATTAAGCAGAGCCGATCTGGCCCAGTACGCTTCGGGCACCCGAAAGGCACTCAAAGCCGGCCTTCACGTCCCGGTGCTGGAGAGCCACACACCCCCGGGCGACCCCGGCGGCGGCCCTCAAGTCTCGCGTTCCGCCTTGGACTGCCGCGGCTGGCTCAAGGGTCTGACCCAACGGAAGAGCGACGGCGCCCTCGTGAGCAAGCTCGATATCACCGACCCCACTGCCACCGAGGCGATAAAAAACGGCTCGGTGAAGTTCACCTCGCCCGAAATGGTAGAGGACTTTAGGGACGGCACAGGTCGCAAGTTTGGCCGCATCTTCCGGCATTTCGCGTTGACACCCAAGCCTCGCGCCCCGGCTCAAGGGCCGATGGTCGCGATGCAATTTTCCCTCGACGACCTGGAGTCCGACGATATGACCGCTGACCCCAAGCAGTTCGCCGACGACGACGAAAAAAAGAAGCCAGCGTTTCTGGACGATGAGGAAAAGCCCGGCATTCCGGTCGACGAGGACACGGAAACCGAAAACACGGCCGAGGCCGAGAACCCGGATGCGCCGCCAGACAACAAGGAAGGGCAAAAGGCCGCGGCCATCGTGGCGAACCTTGAAGAGTTGGGTGTGATGCTGCCGGCGGATTTCAGCTTCGACAACGACGGGGCACTGGATATTATGCTCGCCGCGCTCAAGACCTCGGTTGCTGCAAAGCAGGAAGCCGACGTCGAGCCGGACGAGGAAGAGGAGGACCTGGCCGTGACCGAGGAGCCCCCCGTCACATCGCAGTTTTCCGAGCACGCCGACCCGCAAGTCCGAAAACTCTGGGAGGAGCGGAACGACTTGAGGCGAGAAAAGGCCACGACGGCGCTCTCTGAGGCGTGCAACGATCTTCCGCCGGCGCTTGCCTCCAAGCTGCAATCCAGTGACACGGTGCAGTTCGACGACCATGGCAACCCGAAGGCGCACTACACGCCCGCAGAGGTAGCCGAGCTGGTCAAGAGCACAATCCCCGCCAAGATGCTCCAGCTGTCAGAGGCCGCCGCGGAAGATGCCGTCAACGAAGTGGAGCATCCGGAAGGCGATAATCACTTCAGCGACACGGAGGTGCAGGATGGCCACGTGACGCCCGAGCGAGCAAAGGAAGTCGCCGACGGCCTGGATGCGGACACGTGGCGGCCGCCGTCGAGGCGATACGTCGCGGAGAAGGAAGGCGATGGATTCATGCCGGGCAAGCCCAGTTCTGAGAAACAAGACCGTGCGGCGAAGAGACGAACCGCCAAGTCTAAAGAGAACGTCGCAGAGGCGACCGCCTAACCCAAACGAGAACAACGACAACCCTTTTTGACACGGAGTTTATCCCATGCCCGGCTTCACATCAGGTAACACGCCTGGTTTCGGTACCGCCCTCGAAACCGAAGAGTCACAAGTATGGTGGGCCGGTCGCGATAACCAGCACATGCTGGCAGATGCGAACGTAACGCTGCTGGCGGACGAAACCGACAGCGGCAACACGCCCACGAGCACAATCCGCGGCGGCAACATCCTGGCCATCGAAGCCGGAACAGAGATAGAGGCGTACGTCTACGATCCAGACGGACTGGGCGGAAAAGACTGCGCGGCGGGGGTGCTGGAAAACGCCCAGGATATGCTCGTCAACAACACGAGCACGAATCGGTTCATCAACATGATGGTGCATGGGCTGTTGAAAAACAGCCAGTTGCACAACGTCGATGCTCAGGCCCGCGCCCAGTTGATCCGGCGCGGGTTCCAGTTCGACGGTGCCGAGCCGGATGGTGCGGCGTTCCTGGTTCATGCCAAGCGGCGGATATATTGCGACGGCAGCAGAACCGTCACTGCCGCCGACAATGGTTGCCACTTCATCTACGGTGGCACGGCAGACGGAAACTTTACGCTGCCAACGATTGCTGTAGGGCTGAGCTATGAGTTCACTAATGCGGTTGACTTCGAGATGGTCATTACCGGCAGCAACAACATCGTCGCGCTAAATGACCTTTCGGCCAGCACATTGACCTTTACAACAGCATCCGAGCACATCGGTGCCCGCGTGCGGATTCGGGCGGAATACGTTGACTTGACGCTGAAGTGGATCGTGGACATCCTTTGCTCGAATACACTCACCGTAGCGTAGAGATTGGAAACATCGGGCGACAGGGATCGCAACCCGGTCGGCAAGCCACAAGCCGGCCACGTCGCCCGAATCCGGAATGTGTGGCGTACCTGGTCGAAGTGGCGGACCGCCGAAATGAGAACACACACCAATGGCCGGGTACAGCGTAGACACAATTCTTGCTCCCGAGGTCATCCTGGAGCGAATCAGCCGGTTCGACCTGCCCGGCACGACGTTGCAGCGCATTTTCGGCTGGGGCGTGGCCCAGACGGGCGACCGGGCGACAGGGGAGAACGTCGGCAACACCGAAAATTACGACGGGCGGACGGGCGCCTACGATATCTTCGATATCACGCGGCGGATTGCCACCGGTCGAGTGCCGGCGGCCGCATCGTCCCGCCAAAAGCCCCAAAAGGTCGGCAACGTTCAGTTCACCATCCCGCGATCGGCCGAGACGATACCGCTGCTGGACGAGGACTTGCATAACCGCCGGCGTATCGGCGGGCCGGTAAACGAGTTGGACCGCGGCGGGCGGCAGTATATCGACGCCCAGGAAGAGTACATCGCGCAGCGGTACGCCAACCTGATCGAATTTCAGACCGCGGCCATGCTCCGCGGCTCGTACACGTTCGATCAGAAAGACGACGACCTGGAACACCGGTTCACCGGTGGAGAATCGACCATCGACTATCAGATCCCGGACGCCAACAAGACCACCCTCACGATGGACGGGACCACGCAGTGTATCAGTGCGACGTGGGCCACAGCGGGAACGGATATTCCGCTGGACCTGTTCAATATCAACGCGGGGTTTGTTTACGCCACGGGTCAAGGGCTCGCACATGCGGTCTGCGACTCTGCGGTCTGGAACGAAATTGTCAACAACACAGCCATCCACACTCAGGGCGGCTCGGCGAACATTGTGTTCGAGAGTATCGATAAGCGAGGCGCGGGCGAGTTCTCGTGTATCCTGCGGTCGATCCCCTGGCTTACTTGGCACGTGGTGGACTACGGCCTGGATGTTTGGGACGGCAGCGCGTACACCTGGACGAAGCTCATCCCGGCCAACACATGCACGTTCTTCCCCGAGCCCGACCGGCGATGGTGTACCTACCTTCGAGGCGGAGAGTGGGTCACCGAGGGCCCGAACGGGATCAAGGAATTCCGCTACGGCTTCTACCCGTTCAGCTACCCAAGTCACGACCCCAGCGGCTGGAACCTATGTGCGGTTCACAACGGCTTCCCGGCCCTCAAGCGACCCAAGGCGATCGCGCACGGGACGGTCGTTTTCTGAGCTTGCTCCTGTTATTGCCCGACGCGGGCGGGAAACACCCGCTCGCGTTTTTTTGTTATGAATACGCGATTCAACCCGACCGCGAACGGCTTGCTGCACGTAGGGCACCTCTACGTCGCGATGCTTAACTACCACGCAGCCAAGAGCAGGCGCAGAAGCTTTATCCTGCGATTCGACGACGACCAGCAGTGGTGGATTTCCCGGATTGGACGCGAGGCCATCGCGGGGTACTGTCGGGAAGCGATAACCGATCTACGCTGGGCAGGTATTGAGCCAGACCTCGTGACGTATGAGAGCACCGACCGAGAAGAAAATGAGCGGCTTCTGCCTAAGTCGCTAAAACTGCTGGTGCCAGGGCCAGAGGGGCCCTACCCGTTACCCGTTTGGAAAGGATCTGACCAGCCCTATCCGTTCGCGCCTTACCTGACGGCCGTGAAGGCAGTCCAGGATTACCGGGAGCGATGTGGGCTGCTGATTCGCGGAGATGAGTTGGTCACCGAGTTTGCGTTGTATCATTGGATTTGCCACTTACTGGCGCTACCCGTGCCGGAGATGCAATTCGTCCCAAGGCTGAAGCGGGGCCGGGAGGAGTTGTCGGATATGAGCAAGCGCCGAGGCGGATTCAAGATTGCGGATTTTCGGGCTGCCGGTTGGTCGCCCGAAGACGTGTTGGCCCTGCTGGCGGAGTCGTGCCTGATTGATCCGAATGGCCCCTGGGGCTTTGCTAACGTGAAAGAGTCCCCGGAATTGGAGTTGAGTGCGGTTGATGATCGAGTCCTCGCTAAATCGTAATTGTCTCGTGCCCGTCTTTCCGGAGGCGTCGGCGTATCGCTACCACTGCGCAACCGTTGCCGGGCCGGACAGGCCGAGCCACTTGGACCAGTGGACAAGCACAGTAGACCCCGACAACGACGGGCGGGTGCATTACCTGAGAAAGCACGCCGGACAGGTGGCGGACTTTTGTGTCGTGGGGGACCAATCCCCGGAATTGATAGAGCGCATCATCGGCGAGACCGGCAAGATGGTCGTGCCGACGGTCACTGTATCGACGCCGGAAGATATGTACAACGACCAGGGGCACCCACTGGAGAAGTACCACGATCCGGAGTCGTTTGTCGCGACGGCCGAGCAGCAAGCGTGGATCGATTACGTCACCGAGCACGTGGACCGCTGGCCGTGGGTTATGCTAGTCACGTCCTGCCTGTACGATACTCTCGGCACGGACTTCATCATCCATCCGGTGCTGAAAAAGCTGCTAGCTCGGTTCCCGCAATTTGCGGACAAGATGGCCTTCGGCCTTTGGCATGAAGCGATCGACTACGAGGCGACAACGTATCGCGGGCGGCTGGAAGAGTCGCCGTTGCTCAACTTCCTGCTTGCCCACAACTCGCTTTGCATGGTCTACATGGGGCTTGACGTGCTGTTCCCGCATACTGATGCCATGATGGCGGCGGGCTACACTACGGGCATTCTGTGGCACCACACGGTCAAACACGACCCGCCCTTCCATTACCCATTCGAGCATCTACGCGAATTCCACCGTCGGCTGAACATACGGGCGGCTACAGGGATGCCGAACCCCGGTTTTGAGCAGAGCACCTACTACGCTCGGCCCAAGCCGTATCCAGCAAGCTTTTCAGGCATCGGCTTCGCAGCGGGCGGGAAAAACCACCATGCAGCACAGTTGGTAAAGTGGGGCTATTCGGGCGCGTGCTTCTTTCTGCCGGCTGACATTTCCCCAGGCTCGGACCAGATGATGGAAGATTACCTTACCGATATTTGGGACCGGGATGCAGTTCCCCTTAAATCGTAAGGATAAACACAATGAGTGTTCTAACCGTTGACGGCGCGTTGACCCCCAAGGGCTACCAGCAGGTAACCTCGCTCGCGGCGCCTGCCGCGCTGACCGTCCCGACCGCCGCGAATCTCGCGCTGATCCAAGCCGAGGACCAGAATGTGCGATGGCGCGATGATGGCATCGACCCCACGGCGACGGTAGGGATCGTGTTGGAGGCCGGCAAGGACTTCTGGTACACGGGCAGCCTCGCCGCACTAAAGTTTATTCAGGAGACGGCCACCGCGAAGCTCAACGTGTCTTATTACCAGGCGTAACCCATGCTCGAAATTATGACAAGCCGGCAAGTCGCGAGCCTGCACCGTCGGAGCATGGGGCAAGGGTCTCGCTACCGGTCCAGCTTGCTTGACGGCCTGGTGGCATTTTGGAAACTCAACGAGGCGATTACCGGAGGTCGGGACGACGCACTGGATGCTCTTGGCGTGGCGACGCTGACGGCCGAGGCGGGGGCAGCGGAGCCGACGAGCGTTGCTGGCAGAATCGGGCTCGCCAGAGGATTCGCGCAAGCCAGCGCGCAGTTTTTCAGCCGATCCAATGCGGACATTGGTGAAGCCGGCCTGAGCCCCGGGCTAACGGACTGCACGTTTAGCGCCTGGTTCAACGCGACGAGTTTCCCGGATAACTACACGTCACTTGGCGGCACGTGGCTCACGACGGACGACAATCGCGAATGGGCATTCATGCGGGTGCTCGGAAACTTTGGGCTGGTTATTTCCGAAGACGGGACTTGGAACACAAACCTCTTTGCGCTCGATACCCTGCCCAGCACGGGGGCTTGGCATCATGCGGTCGGCTGGGTCGACACAACCGACAATAAAGCGCGCTTCCAGCTTGACGGCGGAAGTGTAATCACGGCAACAACAGCGGTCACCGCTATCAAGCAGGGCACGTCCCCGTTTTATCTCGGCTGCACGAGCGAGGATCCTGATGTGTGCTGGAATGGTGCGCTGGATGCAGTGGGCGTTTGGAATCGAAAACTGACGGCAAACGAGCGAGAGGCACTTTATAAAGGCGGCACCGGCAGGGAGTACCCATTCTGATGACCCAAACGTACTGCACGCAATCCGAAGTCGAGGACATCCTGAGCACCGCCGGCGCCACGGCGTTCGCCGACGATGACGAAGGCGGCACGCTCAGCGACGCCGAGACGGCCTATATCACCGCCATGATCGAACGGGCGGCCGTGCGGATGAACGCCCATCTCGTCTCGCGATACACGCTCTCGGAGTTGGCCTCGAATGCCTGGTGCAAGTGGTGCAACGCCACCCTGGCCGCCCACTACTTGGTGATGCGGCGCGGAAACCCGGCTATCGAGTCGATCGCGGTTGAGGCCGGCGAGCTGATGGACATACTCACAGACATCAAGGCGGGCCGGATGCAGGTTCCCGAGCAAAGCGAGAGCTTCGACTTCCTGCCGGCCGTAACGAACTTCGACGTCAATCGCCAGAAGACGGTCATGCCAATTCGGGTGCGCACGGACGAGAGCACCGGCAAAATTCCGCACAGCAGCCGCAAGCGACGGGTCGCGCGGCAACCATACGACAACGGATAACCAATGGACACCACCGTTTACACCACGCTCCAACGCCCCGAGCTGGTTGCGTTCCTCCGCAGCCTGCCCGGGCGGCTGACCGGGCGCGTGCCGGATCCGCAGGGGATTGCACGTGGGTTCTCGGCCCGGATCGGCTGGGTGTTCTACATGTTGGTCGCCAAGTCGTTTGCCACCAAGGGCCGCGGTGGCACCGACGAGGCAGGAGACAGTTGGCCACCGAACACGGCCGCGTACTTGGCCTACAAAAAGGGGCGAGCCAAGCACCGGAAGAGCCGGCACTCCTACCGGATCAATCGCGCCGCGCACCTGGACGCTTACGACCGGAAGGTTTGGGCGAGGGCCAACACGGAAGCGCTGGCCGAAAACGTCTTGTCGATGCCGTACCACGAAGCCAAGGCGGCAGCGGCAATCACAGCATGGGCAGCCACGCGAGCGTTCGGCGCCGACACCCTGATTGCCACCTACGGCAAGATGCCGGACCAGGTGCTCGTGGATCATGGTGATTTGCGTCGCAGCATCCAGCAAGGCGAGATTGTCGAGACCACGGGCGTCGATGCGGATTACCGGCCCGCTGATGGCAACCAGGTGTACGATCAAGGCACCGGGCAGGTGATCCTCGGCAGCCGCGACCCGAAGGCCGCTTACCACCACAACAGCAAGAAGCTACAGCACGGCGACGGGAAAAAGGGAACGGTGCGCCGGCGGTTGTGGCCGGAACGATTGCCGGCCGAGTGGTTACGAGAGATTGTCGGGCAGGCGGCCGCCGGCCTGGCTCGGCTCCGGTTCCTCGTGCAGAGCGGGGACATCCAATGAGCATGGGCATGGTCTTGGAGGGCGTGCGGGATTACCTGAGAACCCAGCATTCGTGGGACAAGACGAATTGCGGCATCCAGTTTGGAGCGGTCCCCATTGTCACGACGAGCGCGTTTTATGTGTCGCTGGACGATGACGGGGTGACGACGACGGATCCACGAAACTACCACCTGACCGAAGAGTACGCAATCGAAATCGGCATTTGGCGGCGGACCGGGCGGTTGCCGGAAGACTATCGCGGGCAGTTGCAACTACCGGACGACATCTACATTGCGACGGCCAAGACAATCACGGACCTGGAGAGGATGGTTGTCGGGAAGCTACACAAGATCGAAGCGGCCCGCACGAGCATCAACACACAATTCGAGTTGCCGGACGCAACACTAGGGGCTGCGTTCAATGGGCATCTGACCTACGTGGGGCGGAGTAAGAACGAGACATTCGCGATTACAGGGCAGCGCGGAACGAAGACGTTTGCGGGCCGCCGGTTGCGGCTCCGCGGGCTGCGAAGAATTCAACGCATAGACAGCATGGGGTGACAATATGGCGGCATTTGGAACATTCGCGACCGGTTCATATCACGCAAGCTACAAGACCAACGCTCTCGGGCTCCTGGAGGGTTCGCCACGCGAGCAGATGGTGAGCCACGCGCAGGACGTGCGGGCGAGTCAGTACGGGGATTCCGTCATCGACGGGGTTTACCGGGGCGGGGACTGCTTCGTTATCCTGACGGTGAAGGAATGGATTTCAGCGTCCAAGGTTGCCATGTGGCCGTTCAATGCGGACTTGGGGCTTTCCGGCATTATAGGCCGCCTGAGTGCCGATATCGCTGGCGCATTACTTCTGACGGCAATCACCGGCACACCCGCAGCGACGGCAGGCCCCGCGACTCGAAGCTACCCGCTTGCGATCCTAATGCCGGAGTTCACCCGCGAAATCACATTTGGCACGGAGGAGCGCAATGTGATGCTCACGTTCCGGTGCTTGCCTACCGAGGTGAGCGCGAACACAGCACAACTCCGCTGGTTCACCGACACATAGCCACACAGAGGCAGCCACAATGGCCGACGAAGCCCGATTCATCTTCGTGCTGCAAGACGAGGGCGGCGGTGCTGCGCCGTCCGGCGGGCCCCCTGCGGGCCGTCCGGGCGTGAACCCGCGTACCGCTTCGCGTGATGCGTTCCTGGACGCTGGCGGCGGGGCCCCGGGGGCGGCGGACGTGGGGCAAGAGCGGCGGGCACCGAACCGGGCACCGCGGATGCCGGCCCATCACCCCACGGCGAAAATAGCTGGGCCAGCTTTACCTGGAATGAACGCGGCCGAACGTGCGGCAACGCTTGTGGCCGGGCGCGGCATAGGTGCGGCCCCCGCTCTTGGCGCAATGGCGGCGGGGGCGATTGGTGTTGGAGCGGCGGTTGCCGTTCCGGCAACTCTTATAGCCGGTGCCGTTCGGCACATCACGAAGACCACGGATGAGCTTGCGCGGTTCTCGCCAGACATCATGGGTGTCCGTGCTGCCAGCCGCGCTGCCGACGCGATGGAAAATATTCGGCAAGCACGGCGCTATGGTGCTGGGTTGGCTGAGGTGGAAACCGGCCGCGGGATGTTGTGGCGGGAAACCAAAGGATTGGGACGTGCGTTGATGGGCCCGGCGGGCGAAAACTTCGGAGATATGCTCCAGGTGATGGGCGGCATCATGCAAATGAGCAAAAAGGGATGGGAAGGATTTTGGGACGCACTCGAAGAGCGCATCCCTGAAGACGGGCCCATGCGTTGGCTGTGGAAGGGGCCGTGGGGTAATTTGAGGGACAAGTTAGTTGAGGGTGGTTTGATCGAAATACCCGACGCCGGCGCGTTCAGCCTATTCCAATGGTTCCGCGATGAAAAGTTCATTGATGCTGGCTTGAAGTTAGAGGCGGGTGAAGTTGCCGATCCGCTTGTGATTCACGGTGCCCCGGCTGGACTAAGGCTGCCATGACCGCCATCAAAGACCATGACCTGTCGGACTCGACGATCCGCTACAACGGCGTCACGATCGGCGGGGACGGTACGGACATGATGCCGCCGGAGTACACCCTCGCTGGCGAGCCGGTTTACGACGACGCCGACCGAACTATCACACACATCCGTTACATCCTGACCGTCAACACCATCGTGTACGAGGACACCGAGTCCGCCTTGTCCACGCGCCTCGATGAACTACGCAAAAAGCTGCAGGTGGAAGGCAAGAAGCTGGAGCTGGACGGTATCGGGGTTGGCTGGGCCAAGAAGCCGTTCGATCTGATCTGGGGCCCGAAGCCGCGCGGGTTGAAACTTGCACCGGTTGGCGGCGTCACCGCCTGGGAAATGATTTGGACAATTGAGTTCAACGTGAGCGAGTGCGAGCCGACGCAGGGCAGTTTCAGCCATTGGATGGCCCTGAACTTTGAGACGGCTTGGGATTACGACTTTGAAGGCCAGGCGACCCGGATTATCAGCGGCTACATCCAGGCGTATCAGCACCGGAAGGGCGACAAGGCCCAGAACGTCGTAGACGAGTTGCGGGAAGGCATCAAGGTTGTTGTGCCGCACAACTTCAAGCGAGAGCGGACGACCTACCGCGAAAACGCCGCCAAGAACCGACTGGACTTCACGGCGGTTGACCGGCAACTGACTGCCGAGGCGTTCCCACCGCACATCACACAGGCCAGCGGGCAGTTTCGGGTTGGCAGCCAGGGCATCGGTTTTGCCGAGGGTCAAGCGTCGCTAACTATGTCGATTACCACAAAGCCAGGCATCGACCGGAGCTACGCCAGCTTCGTGTTCTTTCAAGCCGCGATGGCAAAACGGATTGCCATGATGCGGGACGGCGGGGGCAAGATCGCCATCATCGCGGACAGCTTTTCCGCTGCGCACCAGATGTTTACTCGCACGTCCAGCTTTTCGATGACGTGGCAACTGACGAATTGCATCTACTTGCTGTTGACGAAAAAGGGTATTTGGGAACCGCTGCCGGGCACGGGCTACCAGTCATGGCGCTCCACCGTCGATGGCCTTTGGTATCCGCGCGGCACATCGAACCTCAAGAGCCAAGCGTCTTCCGACGTTATCGTGAACTTGTGCAACCCGACGCCTAGTGCGATACTGGGCACCGGTGAACCCCGCGATATCACGGAGTCGCCCGTAAGTTGGAAATGGGCGTGCCCGGATATTCCACGTGAATATAGTTGGTTGGCGTACGATCTTCGGCTCCGCGTGGTGCGCGACGAACCGACGACTACACACAGAAAAGCAGTAGCACACATTCCGGGCGTCATTGATATTGGCGGCGGCGACAGCGACACGTCGCCTTACGAGTTTGTCTTTCCTGGCTCCGACTACAGCCCCGGTTCCGACGAAAACGTTATCGAAAACAACGGGTATCCGACGACGCGAGTGCTCTTGCAGTTCAAGGCGTTGCGCGTTCAGCACAAGCCGGAAATTCCTGTTATCGACACCATAGACGGACAGAAGGCAGTGCAGGTTGGCAAGCCGCAAGGCTTCGTTGAGCCAAGGGGCGACATGGGTTGTCATACGCTCTGGTATGCGAATTACACATCCGTTTACGAGGTAGCCGGTTACGTTCGATCGGTTAAAATACCCCCGAAGAAAACCCTTTGCATCGGACCCCCAGACCCGGAAGGCAAGTATTGATGGCAGCCAACGAAAACCACGAACCGCTGACGTTTGACTTGGGTGAACCCGAGCTTGTAGCGGTGCAGGTGCCCGGCAAGGGCGTTGTGGACGTTGATCCGTACGGAGCCAATGAAGCGTTTAGGGTGGCTGAAAAAGAACACGGAGTGGATTCGCCTGGACGATGGCACGCAATACGGAATTGGATGGTGGGGGCGTTTGGGGTGGAATCTGGCCAAGTCACACTCGGCCAAGCATATCGGTTTTTCGACTTCATCCAAGCGGCAGTGGGCCGTTTCGACGCCGAACACAAAAAAAAACTTTCGTCGATTGCCTGCTCGCCGCGAGCTACCCCGGAATTCCCACAAGTTACACCACTTGGACCGACCGCCGAAAGCGAGCCTGGGTTGCCAACATCAACGCCGTGCGAGCCGAGCTTGCCATCCGGGATGGAGTTTTCGACCCCGACACAATCGAGGGACGATACCGGATAGAGCTGGAACAGACGGGCGACAAGGAACAAGCCAAACGACACATGCTTGATTCAATGATGGATGAGACCGCCGCTATACTGACACAGAAGGGACCGAACGATGGCCCTCTGGAATAAACTATTCGCAAAACTGAAGCCCAAGAAGGTCATCAAGCAGCTCGTCTCGCAAGACCCGACGCGAGGCAACCGCCCGGGCCGCCGCTGGACCACGCAAGCGATCATGGAGGATCTGCCCCCGTTCGGGCTGCGGCGTGCGCAAATGATGATGTGCGACTCGGCGGTGCAATTCGGCCACCGGGTCCGGAATGCCGCCTTGAGTAGCGGCGAGGTGGAAATCGAGTCGAACGATCCGGGCGTCAAGCAGTACCTTGAGCGGCAGTGGGGGCGGCTATGGGAAGTCTACGGCTGGAAGATTCGCCGCACTCGGGCATGGGGGTTTGGCGGGTTCCAGGTTCTCTACCGGCAAGCACAAGACACGAAGCGCATCGAGATCGGCGGGCTGAAGGACTTTTCGCCATTCGACGTGCGGGCAATCTCGCACCAAGGCGAGCCGTGCGGGTTCAAGCTGAAGATGCGGCGATCGGTCGGCGGGGTCCAGGCCCGGGAGGTAAACCTGTTCTTCCCGCGGGCGCTGTGGACAACGTTCGACGCGGAGTGGGGCAACGTGTACGGCCGGAGCATCAACCAGCGGGCATACGGGCCGTGGTGGGAAAAGTGGATGACCCACGGTGCAAAAGATGTAACCCGCCTGCGGATGATGAAAGA